TAATGGCACGCAGAGAAGATATTTTAGTAGAAATAGTTCAGCGTCTAAAGGCGCAACGCAGTGTGAAACTTGGTGTAGTTCAAAGAGATCCTATTGTGATTGAAGAACTTGCCGCAACTGCCTTTCCTGCTGTTTACATTGAAACCACAGATGAAGAAATTGAAGATATTACTATGTCAATGGGTGCATCTGGGTTAATGCGTAAAGGGTTAATGGAAGTCAGCATTGTGCTAGTAGTGGGTGGAAGAGAACGTGATACGCAAAGAAATATTGCCGTAGAAGCTATTGAAAACACACTAATGGCAGATAGAAGTTTAGATTCTATTGTAGAAGACATTAGGCTCACGAGAGTTGAAACTATTACAACTGGTGAAAGCGCCCCTTTTGCAAGTTGTGGAATAATATTCACTGTAGAATATTGTTACCAATTAAATAATACATAAAGGAGATAATACATGGCATGTATATCAGGAAAAAATGGTGCTTTGTCAGTTGATAATGGATCTACTAATGTAGCTCAATTAACTGCTTGGACTATTACACAAAACGCAGAAACAATTGAAGCATCTTACATGGGTGCTGATTGGAAATGCATCAAACCAGGACACTCAAGTTGGGAAGGAACAGCGGAAGCTATCTTTGAAACAACTGAAGTATATCCAACAGTTGGAACAGTAGTGCAATTGATTGCTTATGAAATAGCAGGAACCACTACTTACACAGGTGATGCAATTGTTACATCAATTGAAACATCAGTAGGTGTTGAAGATATGATTACTGTATCTTTATCATTCACAGGTGATGGCGCATTAGTAACAGCGGCATAAGAACGGGAGGACAAGTCAATGGCTAATACTAAAGCAGGAATTGAAAAAGAACTGAAAGCGGAAATTAACAAAGACTTGTCCACTTTCTCACGTGATTTTGTTGCAAGCCTACGTGCTACCACCCCAATAGATACAGGTAGAGCACGTCAAGGTTGGGTAAACACGTTCCGTGGAATGAACGGAAGAAAACTTGCCCCATTGGCAAAGAACACAGTCCCATACATTGGAGTATTGGATTCAGATAAAACAAGTAGACAAGCACCCAACGGGATAGTTGAGGTTGCCCTACGTAGAACAGCAAGGAAATAATTATGAGCGTATTAAAAAATGCAAGAGGTCATTTTAGAGACCAACTAGCCGGAGATCTAAATAAGATTGAAGTTCCAGAATGGGAAACAACAATTTATTTTAAAAATATATCAACGTTTGCACAAGAACAAAAAGTTCTAGAACTACATGCAAAAGGTGAATTAGTTGCCGCATTAGTAGAAACATTGATTCAAAAAGCATTGGACAAAGATGGTAAGAATTTATTCAAGCAAGCAGACAAAGATGTGCTGATGCGTGAAGTTGATCCAAACATTATCATCCGTATTTGCACAGAACTAAATGCAGCCAAGGATGCAGCAAGCGGCACTCTGGGAAACTAACAGAGGATCTTGACACACTCTTGCTCTTTAAGATTGCTGGAGAGATAGGACAAAGTGTAGAATGGATCCTGCACAATGTAAGCACATTAGAGCTGCAGGGCTGGGCTAAATATTATGAATACTTACACCAGCAACAAAATAAAAGGATGAACTAATGGCAGATTATAATATTAATATCAACGCCAAGGACAACACAGGCGGATCTATTAACAAGGTCTCAACTGGTCTTGGTGGGCTTACATCAAAAGCAAACAGCTTTAAGGTTGCAATGGGAGCCGCAGGTGCTGCCTTAGCAGCCTTTGGTGCAGTTAAATTTGTTGGTGATAAAATTACAGCAATGGATGACTTGGCCAAGAGTGCAAGAGCAGCCGGATCAGCAATGAGCGGTGAAGCATTTGAAGGCTTCCAAGTAATGAAACAAGCTATGAATGAAGCAGGCATTGATGCCGCTACATTTGATAGAGCTATGCTTCAAACCACAACCAGATTAAAAGCAGGAACAGAAGGGCAGAAATCATTTGCCGCTGTTACTGACAAACTTGGTGATAGTTTAAAGGACATGAATGGCAATCTAAAGTCAGGTCCAGAACTACTACAAGAAATGATGAATGCCTTAAATGAAGGCAAGATTACAACAGAAGACTTTGCAAAAGTTGTTGGTGGACGTGCTGGTCCATTGATTCAACAACAGTTTGCAAGCATGAATGAAAGTGCAGAAGATCTACAAGCTACGCTTGATGATGTTGCACAAAACACAAACATTATTCCATTAGAAGCTGCTGAACAGGCAGAAGCATTCAATGATAATTTAGGACGTCTAAAAGAAGGTATGGGTCAGTTATTAACTGATGCCATTGAACCATTGATGCCAGTGTTATTGGAGCTAAGTGAAAAGATATTAGCAAACATGCCAGCTATTATTGAAGGTGTTCAAACAGCATTAACTAATTTACAACCAGTATTTGAATTATTAGGAACACTACTTACAGACGTAGTTTGGCCTATCATGCAAAAAATCTTTGAAGTATTGGGAAATATAGCAACAGCAATTGCACCACTTGTTGAAAGTTCATTGCCATTATTAAAAGAAGCATTCCAGTTCATTGTTGATATAATTACAAGTGCATATGATATAATGAAAAGTGTTTATGAGATTGCATTACCGGCGCTTCAAGCAGGATTTGAAGGATTAAAAAGTATTGTTGAAACAGTTGTTGGTATATTCCAAAAAGCTGTTGATACATTAAGTGCAATCAAAAACAAAGCAATGGAATTAAAAGATGCTACTGTAGGTGCATTTGGTAATATGAAAGATGGTGTTGTTAACAAAACAACTGATATGTATAACGGCGTAAAAGATGGCGCAAGTAGTATGTATAATTACTTGGTTGGTAACAGTGTTTTTCCAGACCTACGTGATGCAGTTATTGCCAGCTTCAGAGACATGAAGGTTGGCAGTGTTAGTGAAATGCAAACCATGACATCACAAGTTAACCAATCAGCAATGACAGGTGCACAAACATTTGAAGAAGTATTTGCCAGCACATTAGGCAACGCATTACACACAGGTAAATTAGACTTGGGTGGCTTTGCTAATTTCTTCCAACAAAAATTAGGTTCAATGGCACAAGGTGCTGGTGGATTTGGCGGCATACTAGGTAAAGTATTTGGCGGTGGCGGAATGGGAGGCGGCGGCTTAGGTGGCATGCTAGGCGGACTATTTGGCGGCGGAGGAGGCGGAGGTCTCTTAGGCGGACTAGGTAGTATGTTTGGTGGCTTCTTTGCAAACGGCGGAACACTAGGCGCAGGCAAGTTTGGTATAGCAGGAGAAAATGGCGCTGAGATTATTCATGGGCCAGCTGGTATTACTCCAATGGACCAAATTGGCGGTGGCGGACCTGCGGTAAATATAACAATACAAGCAATAGACACGCAAACTGGAACTGAGTTCCTGCTTAAGAATAAAAAAGCAGTAGAAGGTATCATCCAGAACGCATACAACAGACGTGGAAAACAGGGGATTTATTAATGGCTGACATGAGACAAATATTAACTTACCCAAATAATGTTGGAACAGATTATATTGATCCAGATTATATAGGTAATGCAACAAGCGGACTAACACGCAGAATAGATGAATTGTTAGCAGGAACATACAAGGCTTGGTTAAACCCATTAACTATTACAGCTACTACAAGTGAAGTGATGCAAAACATTTCAAAGTTTGGTAGTTATTATGAAAATCAATCATATGCTGGACACTTATCACGCTATGACTTTTGGAATAAACCATTAGTTGTTGCAACAAAGAAATTAATTGACAGTGAAACTATTTTGCTTGGCAACGTTCAAGTAAATCCAATGGTAATAACTACTACTACTCCACATGAATTTGAAGACGGAATAGAAATACTTACAAGTGGAGTAAATGGAACGTTTGGCGCAGCTGTTAATAGTAACACTTATGAAAACCTGTATGCTAAAGTTATTTCATCCACTGAATTGCAACTTGCTACAGATGAAGCATTAACAGACCTTGTTGGTTTTGTTGGAGGTGTTACAAATTATACCTTACCTGCAGACAACGGGTTAATGATGCTTTATGCTCAGCCAAGTCCTCCATATAGCTGGACTCCATCACACATTAATTTAAGTTCAATGCTCAGCGGTGGCGGAATTTTAAGTATTCCAGATGGACAACCTATAACAATTAATAGTTCAGTGCCAGCAAACAGCGGTCTTACTAATGTTACTTGGTATCTAAAAAATACAGCAACATCAGCCACAGATCACATATATGAACTTTGGTTTAATCCAAGTTTGACTAATATAATTAGTCCACAAGTCTTAAATTATCCATTGGGCAACACTGTTACCGCTACAATAAATGAAACAAATCCTGGAACAATTACAACATCAAGACCATTACTATCCCATGAATTATTTGTTGATGTTCAAAACGTTAATAATGTTAGTTGGAGTGATAATAGAACTGAATTTGGGAATCCCAGCGCAACTCCCTCTAGTTGGTATTATAAATTAATACCTACAGTTGACACAAATACATACAAAGTTACAACTGGAATTAACTCCAATACTGATACGTTAGACTTTGGAATAAACACTCCAACTGAATATGTTTCTGTAGCATTTTATCCAATGGTGTTCTCAACATCAACATTGCCATGGGCACAAGTTAGTAATGGTAGAATAAAGCTAGACAAGCCACACAATGCAATCACAGACGGACATGAAACTACTATCTCAGGCGGGAATATTTTTCCAAATCAATATCCAAATAATCCATATTACTTAAAAGGTGTTCCATCACTTGATACTCCAACGTATAGTGTATTTGATGTTTACAAAGATTCTAATCTAACAAACTTATACGGTCCAAGTGATTATGCTCCTGCATCACATCTTATTGTGAACCAAGGCGCAGAAGGAAGTGGACAGTATGGTGCACTTACTACCAGTTATATAGAATTAAGGTTTAGAGGGGTTCAAACTACAGAAGTAATGATATCACAGACTGCTAGTGCAGCCTACAATATGAATATTGGTGACACAATTACTACAACTCACAACGGAGCTGAATATATAGTTACCAGTCATAGTGCAATTAACAGAGAATTCAATAACAGAAATACAGCACCATCACTAAATGATACAGCACTTTATGATACTGGCGCCCTTCCAGCTTTTTGGATTCCAGACACATTTACAGCTAATGCAGATATGGTTAGCGGAACAGAAATACGCTGGAGTGGAGATTCAAAAACTAATAGTGGAGATTTTGTAGTAACTGACGCTGGCTTTCCGCAAGTGAATGGACATAAATTGTATACTGGGCCAATTACTATGTGGAAAAATCAGTCACAGGGTTATCCATTGCCAAGTAACCTTGACATAGCATTTGAGCCAGTTCCTTACCATACTCCTACATACGGAACTATTGCTGACATAAAAGTAAGCAACAGTTCATTAGATGATTGGCAACAACAGGCTATTAATTTTCCAACATCATTTCCAGCAATGAATAGCGGTAATGAATATAAAATACAAACTGGTCTTTGGAATCAATTTCCACCAATGCCACAGCCTTATACTGCTTATAGCAGTGCTGCTTATTTAAAACCAGTTCCAGGTCATCCACAGTATTTCAACCTATACAGTGATTTTGCCAGAACAATACCACTTCTAAATACACCAGGTCCTAATCCGTCAGGTGACTTTAATCCACAACAAAAGACACCTTCAGGACCTACTAACTATGTTGATGTAGCCAATGGTGGCACTTATCCAACTGCTATAGATCTAACTAATACTAATGTAGTTTGGCAGATTGAGAGTATAACTTGGTATGATGGACAAGAAGGTGAATTAAATATGTTTTCCACTGGAAATCTATCACAAACTGTTTATATAAAAAATATTAGCAGCACTGAAGTTGAATTTTATTTTGATAGCGCTCTTACAAATGCGTATACAAGTGCAGACTTCATAAGTGATTGGACTGCAATTGGCCCGCCAACGTCTCAGACTCATGGCTTGCAATTCTTAACTAAAGAACCAGTTGATCAATACAGTCAGCTTCATCCATCTCCAGGAAATTACAGCTTTGGATACATGACAAAGATGATGGAAAACACTATGTCTAATGTTCAACGTTTAACAAACAGCACAGATGTATTTAACTTCCTTACATATGCTCCAGATAGTAATGGAACTATCACAGGTGCACCAAGTGTAATTTCAACATTAAATACTGGAGTAGATCCTTTAAGTTTTGGAACTAACATAGACATAGTTCTTCCATTAGTTGACACCACAACTGGTCAAATAGGACCTCACCTTGATGAGTCAAATAATCCATATGAAATTGATACAGTAGAACTAATATTACCAGGTAATGAAACTTTCACTTACCAGACAGGTGCATCAACTACCGCACCAGGTGGTAAAGTAAACACAAGTAAATATTGGAATGCTGGATCTACAACACCAAGTTATTATACAAATGGAGCCACGCCAGCAATATTTGATACTACAGTTGACACCAATGGATATTTACAAAATGTAACACTAGTAGAAGAACCAGATGCAGAAGGTAGATACCCAACTGGAGAAGATATTGCATTGTTTATTGAAGCATTACCAGACACATACACAGCTCCAGTATTAACACCTGCTGAACAGGCAGACATTTATGATACACATGATGAATGGACCACTGATGGATACAATGCACTCAAAGAGTGGCCAAATCACATATCACCAGCAAGTGCAGGCATTGTATATAATTCACCTACTGTTGTAAACAACAGTCAAAGTGGTGTAAAATATACACGCAGTTCAGCACACACAAAATGGATACTAGAAGTAGAATATCCACCAATGAGTGCAGAAGACTTTCAAAAGTTTCATGCAGTTGCACAAGCGGCACACGGACAAAGCACACCTTTCTTGTTTAAATTAAGAAACAAAGATGATGTTAGCATACTATGGGCTGATATGATGGATACAAATAGTAGTTTATCAGGTAGTGTAATTACTCCATCAGCTATAGGTGATGCAGTGCTATTCTTAGAAGGACTTACTGCTAGTGATCCAGAAGCATTCCGCCAAGGTGAAGTGTTTTTAAGTAGTGAAAATGAAAATGGTAAATTACACACATCAATTGGTGCTGCGGCTTCAAATGCGTTTGGTGAAGCTAAAGTTAGAATGCCATGGCCATTAAGAGCTCCGGTGGCACAATCAGAATTAGTGAATAAAAACCCTGCTAATTGTGTTGTAACACTAAATTCAGATCAATTTGAATACAGCGTAGATGTAAACAATTACTATACTGTAAGTGTAGCATTTGATTTAGATAATTGGAAATAAAAAATGGCAACACTAGAACAGATAGTAGCAAAAGAAACTATACAATACTTTGATTGCGTAGCAATAAACATTGATGCTACGCATAATTACTACATGACACAAGCACCATATCAGTTAACACTAGCTGATGGCAACACATACAAAGCCGCAGGTGGATTGCTTAGTATAAGTGATTTTGTTGACAACGCAAACTTTAGTATTGACAAACTTAACATAACTGTAGCTGGTATTGTTCCATTGGATCCAACAGAAGATTCAGCAATGATTCAAGCACAAAGTTTAGATTATATTGATAAGCCAGTAACAATACACAGAGCATTTATGGAAAATTATGCTGTTGCACATGAAATTGTATTGTTCAAAGGATACATTGATGTGTTGAGTGTAACACAAAATTCACAAGGTGATCAAAGTCTTGTAAGTATTGATATAAGTAGTCACTGGACAGATTTTGATAGAGTATCAACACGTCATACAAACAACACAAGTCAACAAGAATATTTTCCTAATGATGTTGGTCTGGAATACTCAAAAGAAATACAAAAAGAAATTACGTGGCGTGAACCAGAATAATGAATGATGCTACACTAATGAAAGTAGGACTGTGGTTAGCTGAAAAGCAACAACAACCCTATGTGCGTGGTAAGAATGATTGTTGCACACTGTTTATGGAATACCATGATCATATGCACGGAACAAAAACACTTGAATCAATTTACAATAAATACACTAACAAAACAGGCGCTATTAGAACTGCCCGTAAATTCAATATAACAGGTGAGTGGTTACCAAAGCATGGTTATAAACGTGTAGATGATCCAAGCACAGGTGATATAGTTATAGTAGAAACAGGTTTGTATCCAAGTGGATATATTGTTTGTATGAATACAGCGTGGACTAATGTAGACGGAACCAAAAGAATGCAAAGATTTGCATTAGAACAACCGGATCAGCCTTACAGCATATGGAGACATAAAACCTATGGGTAAAGAAGTAATAGGAAAATTATTTAAAAATGTAGTGCAGGGTGCGTTCTCATCAAGCCAGGAACGTAAAGCTGAAAAGAAACAAGCCAAACAACTAAGTGCCGGCCGTGCTAATGTTATGGTCAATAAACAATCAAACAATGATCCAATTTACCCAATGTATGGCCTACAACGCATGGGCGGAACAAGAGTGTTTATTGAATCTAGTGACGGTGCAGGTAATGTGCAAAGCACTGTTCCTGACCCAACACCAGAAGATCCAGAAAAAACAAAAGTAATAAACACAGAATATCTAAACATGGCTCTTGCTTTATGTGAAGGTAATATTGATGATATAACACAGGTATGGTTCAATGATACGGTTGTTTGGGACAGTTCTGTTAATGGAACCAAAACTCAATTAGCTAGTGGTGGATATGAATTAGAAAACTATATGACTGGCACACAATTTTCAGGTGCAGGTCTGTATATTGCATGGTATCCAGGAATATCAGGTCAATTAACTGATGCAACGTTGAGTGCTAGTGTTGGGTCCAGTGTTTGGGGTAGCAATCACAGATTACAATCTATAAGTTATCTAGCAATGAAACTTCAAGCCAGTGAAAAGTTTAGTGGACAGTTACCAACATTCAATGCAACACTAAAAGGCAAAGAAATTATAGACGTCCTGACCTTACGTGAAGGTGATGAAGCGGGTGATCTTGACCCAAGTAATTATACAGCTGGTGCAGATCAAAACCCTGCAAATGTGTTGTATGACTATTTGATACATCCATTCTACGGAAAAGGGTTGGATAGATTAGGAGATGGAACTTGGGTTGCAGGAACAAATATCAACTTAAATAGTTTTGTAATTGCAAGACAGCTTTGTCAACCAGGTGTGTCCTACGCTGCCCGTGGTGGTTTAGGATATCCATTGAATGGATTTTTACAAACAGAAAAACAAATCTTTGACAACATCAGTGAGATATTAGAAGTTTGCAATGGTATGTTATTATTTGTAAATGGTAAGTATGAATTGCGTATCCGTAAAAAAGATGAACATCTAACCATTCCCCCCAGTGCAATCTTTAGTAAAGATAATATCCTTGGGGAAGTTTCATTGTCACTTCCAGCAAAAAGTGCCAAACTAAATAAAGTTACAGGATTGTTTAACAATGCTACTAAAAAATGGAATGATGACTTGGTGCTGTTTCAAAGTGGTGTATTCCAGAATGAAGACAACGGCAGTGTATTAGAAACACAAGAAGATTATACATTGATCACTGACGCAGCATTAGTTGAAGATTTGATCACACAAATGGCAGAGAAAAGTAGAGATTTATATCAACTAAATTTTACAGCGGCTCACACAGCATTGTTATTAGCCAGTGGTGATGTAATTGAAGTAAGACTTGATGACCTGGGTTGGGGAACTGGCGCAGGACAAACACGTAAATACTTTAGAGTGCAAGAATTAAAATTAACTGAAGATAACACAGTTGAAATAACTGCCACAACATATGACAGTGCATTGGAGTTATAAACATGAGTAAAATTACACTAGGTTCAGGAACATTACATCAATACACACCAAGCGGACAAGACATACAATCTGGCGTTCACCTAAATAAATTAAGTGACGTTACTTTAACAAATGTTCAAAACAATCAAATATTAAAATATGACAGCACAACATCACAGTTCATTAACACTTCAACTGGTGCAGTTACAACCCTAGATAGTTTGAGTGATGTCACTATAACAGCCGTGTCAGACGGACAAAGTTTACAATACAACAGCACTACCAGTCAATGGGAGAATAGAGACATTACAGCCAATTCCATTGATGGTGGAACTTACTAACAACATATAGTCAATTAAGGTGTCTTAAACGCTCAACAAGGGCTATATATAGCGTCAAAATTTACAAGGAATACCAATGCCCCTAAACAACAAGAAATACACTATAGAACGCCTTAAAGGCAGTTTTCACAGAGCACTACCACAACGCCAATTCAACCAATTGGTTCATTTTGTAGCAGTTAGAAAATTATTAGCAGAATGTCCTGGAGACTATGTTTGTTATAGATGGTATCATAATAGAGTAGCAGTTGCAACAAGTGAACCAAATATAAATGAATGGTTAGACCTACACGGATTAGAGCCTAGAGAAGATGGTGAATTTCAATTCAAACCTGTAAGATCAAGTTACAATGGACACAGCACTTATAGTTTTAGTGATGGTGCAAAAATGGCAAGTGAAACACTACAAGAAGAGATTATGTTTAAATTAAACAACGGTGCAACACTTACAAGTATTGCCAATGAATTAGGTTGCACAGTTGCAAACATATATTACCACAAAAACAGATACCATAAACGTATGGCTAAATTAGAGGTTGACAATAGTTAATTATTAGTGTATAAATAATAGTGTAAGTTAAAAAACTCTTTACTCTATGTTGTTCATAACATTAAATATTTTTAACTTAAAGTTGTATACGGGTTATTTGCGTTTATTTCATAGCGCAGCTCCAAACAAGAATGAAACATTTCATGTGCCCGCAGTTGTTGCCCTTACTGTATACAGCGTTTCAAATAAGTGTTTGACACACTGTTAAACCCTATACGTGTTTTCTCCAAAACTTAAACATGGCGTATAGGGTTTTTCTTTGATTTCAAAACCGCTGAAAAAACACCGTTTGAGCTTGACAAATGCCGTTTTGTCATATATAATTGTATAGTTAAGTAAAATAATGACTTATAATAGGAGCAAACTATGGAAATTATCACAAACAATTTATATGACATAAAGTGTCATCACACATATAATCACAAGCTAAAAAACAGCACTTGGACCGGTATGAACAAAGGCGGCAAAGTGCAAGGTGGTGAATTAGATAAAATGCGTAATGCATTATCTAACACTGACTGGGCTACATTAATTGTTACAGTAGAAAACAATCTACGCAGATTACCAAACAAACAATCAGATGAATGGGGTAGAGCATTGCTTAACCTATTGCGTGTCTGTGACTTAACACTTAATCCATTGAATGCAGTAGCAGTAAATGGTGAATTCCGTGACTATATTAGTAACAAAGACAGAGACTGGAAACTACTACAAAAAGCATTATGGCAAGTTCTTATGAGCGGCATGGAATGTTTAGAATTTATCAATTGGGATATAGAACAAACTGAAGATGATATGTTTGAAGTAAGTTGACAAAAACACAAAACTATCTTATAATACTAAAAATGGCTAACAAAAAACCAATACAATACTCACACAGAACCCTTACAAATAAGATTAAGCCTAGCACGGCAACTGAATAGTGCTACTGAATCCCTTCTGATGTGAGAGGGTAGGTTAAGATTGCTTATTATCTAATTCAACGGACTACCCAGTTATGCTGGATGCCTAAAAGAAACTTACAAACCTTTGTATTGCTTTTCCGTTGTCTTAATGGTGGTAACACAGAGATGTGTGAAATGGCAAATATATACTAATATTGGCTAAGTGAGAGGGATACACAATTCAGCCCTCATGTGCATTACAGAAACTTCTGTATTGGTTGTAATGCATTGCGTTAACAAGACACGCTTGTAAAAGGAGACAGCAAAACCTGCCTTTCCCATTGGGTTAAGTTAATACAGTAAATGACAGATACTTAAAGTATTTGATTTTTATAGTTACGCTAATACTAGCGTGACTATGACTTCAAACTTAAAGATGATATAATAATTATATCAATTAAATGATTACATCTTCCACTTAACTAATGAGATGAGAAGAAGGTAATATAAACAGAAAATAACTGAATGAAATGAAAGTTATTGATGTTTTCTCTCTGTAAGAGAGATATGTATATGAACCTACTGAGAC